GGGGCCGCTGGGACCGTCATCATCATGTATCAGATCATCTAGCAGGAGGACACCATGAGTTACAGGTCGATAGCAGACGCAGCCACGGACCCGGCGCTGCGGGCGCGGATCGCGGCGTGCATCGCGGAGCAGGGGTTCGCCGGGGACACGTTGCAGACGGGGGCGCTGTCCACCGCCGACAAGATCCAGTGGCAGGTGTGCGCCGAGCCGGGGTGGGGTGCTGCGTGGGAGTCGGCGTCGATCACGAACCCGACGTCGGCGGGCAACGACCCGGCGGTGATCTCCGACGAGATGATCCTTGCGGCGGTCCAGAAGCACCTGGGCGTGGATGCACCATGAACGATGACCAGTTGGAGACATTCGGTGCTGCGTGTATCGGCATCGGGCTGGCATTGTTGATCGCATGGGCGATCCTCAGGTGGTGGGCGGCGTGACTTCCCGGACGGTGGCCGGTGTGTGGGTGAACCCGGACGGGACGGTGCCCACGGGGACGGTGGAGTTCACCCCGGTGTCCCGCATCCATGTGGGCGGGGTGGTGCAACTGCCCTCCCCCGTTGTGGTGACCCTGGACGACGCGGGACGGGTCCAGGCGGACCTGAACGTGACCGATGAGGGTGTCCCAGCCGACTGGTATTACCGGGTCGTGGAACGGTTCACCGGGCTGGCCCCGTACGTGTGGGTGGTGGAGGTTCCCGCGGGGACCGGGCCGCTGGACCTCGGCACCGTGTCGCCCGCGTCGGAGTGCGGGCAGGTGCGGGCCCTCGACTTCGGGTGGCGGGCCGAGTTGGCCCGGGTGGAGGAGAAGATCGGGGAGGGGTCGCAAGGACCGCAAGGGCCGCAGGGACCTCCGGGAGATCCCGGCCCGGAAGGGCCGCGAGGTCCCGCTGGCGCTGACAGCACCACCCCCGGGCCCGCTGGCCCGGAAGGACCGGAGGGGCCGCAGGGACCCCCCGGGGTGGCCGCGCTGGACGACCTGACCGATGTGGACGTGGCCGCCGCCACCCCCGGCATGTTCCTGCAACGGCAGCCGAACGGGTCGTGGATCGGGGTCCGCTACCTGCTGTCACTGGACATGCTGACCGATGTGCAGGCCCCGCCCGACACACCGGCTGGGCGGCTCCTGACGACCACGGGTGAGGGCGAGTGGGAACCGATGCCCGCCGACTGGATCGTGGAGCAGGCGACCGCCCCGTTGCAGGCCCAGATCGGGGACGCGCAGGCCGTCACCGCCCACACCGACCTCGTGGGCTACATCGGTGAGGTGGAGCAGCGGATCGCCGCGGTGGAGGGAACCCAGGACGTTCCCGCTGCTGCGGTCACGCTGGAGGTGGACTCGTACAGGGTTGGGACCACCCCGTACCTGCGGGTGAGGTGTGACGCGGTGACAGCCCCGACGACCGCGACGGTCGTGCTGGCGACGGTGGCAGGTGCGGACAGCACCGTCTACCCCGACATAGCCGCGATCACCGGGGGCCACGCGGTGTGGGCCGACTTCGGGACTGGACCCAACGGGCGGGTGCAGACCACCGGGAACGTGAACACCTACGGCTCGGCGCTCAAGGAGTGGATCCGCAAGGGCGCGATCCTCACCGTCCACCGGGACGGGGACAACCTCGTCGTGGACCGGATCGACATTCCGGCTGCCCCCGGCTCCACGCTGGACTCCCGCTACATCCAGATCGCCACCCTCAAGACGATGGTGGCCGCGGCGACCGACTGGGCGGCGTTCCAGACTGCGGTGGCTGCGCTGTGACCGACACCGACAAGGACTTCATCAAGTCGCTGCCGCTGCTCCTGACCGCGGCGATCCTGCTGATCATCGGGGCGTACACGTTCTGGAGCAAGGGCAACAACACCCTGTCCATCGCGGTCGCGGCGATCGGGGTGTTCCTGCTCGGGTCCTGGTCCGCGACCGCGATAGCCGACTGGAGCAAGGCCCACCGCGTCAAGAAGGGAACGAACGATGCAACCTGAGATCGAATACCCGGAGCAGACCGTCGAGGAGATGGCGGGCAGCCCGCACGAACCGGACTACCCGTTCACCCCGGAGGACGACACCGACGACGACGTGCCCGCCGACGAGGAGGACGACACCGATGAGTAGGCCCAAGAACGAGTCGATCCGCGACCACCTGATCGCGGCCCGCAACCGGCGTGGCTGGAAGCACACCGGGGCGATCCGCGTCGGGCTGTGCCTATGGGCGTCCCAGGAGATCACCGCGCAGTACGGGGTGTGGCACGAGTCCCCGTCCGCTGCCGCGTTCGCGAGGGCCCACAGCCTGCACCACCAGCCCCGCGTCGGGGATCTCCTGCTGTGGTTCGGGGGGTCCCGCGGATACGGGCACGCCGCGGTGTACCTCGGGCACGGGAAGATGCTCAGCACCGATATCTTCGGGGCCGGGTCGATGCGGGTGGGGCCGGTGTCCGCGGTGCACGACAGGTGGGGGCAGCACTTCGCTGGTGCCTGGACCCCGCCCGAACTGAGGGGCCCGACGTGGGCGGACCGCCACTGATCGACCCGGACTGCCGGGACGGGAAACACCGGTCGTGTGTCGGGGGGCCGTGCGAGTGCCCCTGCCATGTGGACAACGCGGGCACAGCCGGTGGACAACATGTGTGACACCTGCTGAACGCGTATACCGGGGGCGGGTGGGGGGTTAGGGTGAGGGGACCGTTACACCACCACACCCTGCGAGGAACACATGACAGTGCCCTATGACCGGAGCCACTACCAGAAGGCGATTCGCCAAGGCACCCGGACCAAGCGGATCCGGCACGGCACCGGATACCTGCTGTACGTGATCCAGGATTACTGCGACTTCGGCAAGCCGACCGGGGCGTGCATGTCGCATGGCACGCTCGCCTACGAGATGGGGCTGTCGGACCGCAAGAACATCGCCGTGATGCTGCGGGAGGCCGCCGACGCGGGACTGCTGGAGGTGTCGGAGGCGAAGGTGGGACACACCTCCCACTACCGGCTGCTCCTCCCCCGCTGGTACGGCGAAGCGGACGAGTTGGGCGACATTGTGCTGCGGTTCCGGGTGGTCAGTGATGACGGAGAGTGATCAAACGTGTGGGGGGTTACCTGGGGGGTCACCTGGGGGGTCACCTGGGGGGTACACCCCCGAGAACCATACACACCATAAGGACCCTCCACACCAAACCCCCCGACCGCTTGCGGTCGAAGGGGGTTACTTATGCGCGAACGCCTCTCGGTAACCGTAAGTAGTGGGCGGAAGGCCCACGGCCAGACCTGCCCTGTCACCGTGAGTAGGGGGCCCCAGGGCCGTCCGGGTGGACGGGTGGGGGAAGATCCTCACACCACCATGGGGCTACGCGGCCAAAACCGGGCCGCAGCCCCCACACCGAAGGGAAGTACCGGATATGACCACTGACTCTCAACGAGGGTTCGCCGCCTGCGTGTCCGCGATCAGGAGTCCTGCCCTGATGCCGCCGAACGCCCGCCTGTATCTGGCCCGGGCATCGCTGTTCACGGACGAGAAGGGCCGCACCCGGTACTCGCCGGATGCCTACTCCGCGGATATGCGGGACACGGTGCAGTCGGGGAACGCCGCCGTCCAGTGGCTCCTGTCGCAGGCGCTGATCAGCCTGGACGTGAACGAGGACGGGGAGGACTGCTACCGCCTGACCCACTACGACTACGACCGGGAGCCGGTGATCGGGGGCTACTCCCGGGACGCTGGGCAGAAGCGGGACGGGGCACCGCCGCAGTACGGGAGGACCGTCGCCGATGTGCTGGACCCCCCGTCCGGGAACCTGGACTACCGGCCCGCGAGATCCTTCCGGGACGAGGTGGCGCGGCTGGCCCCCACCGACTCCGGGGTATAGTGGCTATACATCACCCGACCCTGACGAAAGGAACCCCCCATGCCCGCCCCCCCGACCCACGACCTGTCGTACGGGCAGATGGTCGAACGGGCCCTCGCGAAACACCCGGACCGGTACTTCCGGCCCACCGAACTCGCCGAGATCATCCCCGAACTCTCCACCCACCAGGTAGCGACCTCGCTGACCCGGCTGGCCCTGCTCGGCAAGGTCCGCAGGGTGAGACTGACCCCGACCCGCTCCGTGTACGCCATCGCACCGAAAGGACAGACGAAGTGACCGACACCACCACCACCGAAGGGACACCCGACATGACCACCCCCCTGATCCACCCGGCCCTGGCAGCCGTCCAGTCCGCGATCACCGCCGTGTCGAAGGACGACGTGAACGAACACCAGCGGTACAAGTTCCGCGGCATCGACGCGCTGATCAACGGTGTCCACGCCGCGCTCGCAACGAACGGGGTGGTCCTGCTGCCCCGCTACGAGGTGCTCGGGGTGGAGGAACGCCCCGCCCGGAACGGGGTGCAGACCGTGGTCCGGGTGGCCGGGACGTTCACGTTCTGCGCGGTGGACGGCTCCACCGTGGTCGCTGGCCCGTTCATCGGGGAGGGCCACGACTCCTCCGACAAGGCCTCCAACAAGGCCATGACCGCCTGCCTCAAATACTGCCTGATCCAGACGTTCACGATCCCGACGCAGCACGACGACTCCGACCGGACCACCGAGCCCCGCGAGCCCCTGCCCACCACCGAGCAACTGATGGACCGGATACAGCGGCTGTCGGACGGGCTGAACATCCCCGTCGATGACCTCACCGCCAAGTGGAGGTCCCGGAACGGGGACCTCGACGCGGAGGCCCTGCCCCGGTTGTCCCCGGAGGCGCTGTGGCCGCTGGTGCAATCCCTGGAGGCCTACGTCGGGAAGCACCCGGAGGTGACCAAGTGAACGACGACATTGAGCAGGCCCGGGAACAGGCCCGGGAGCACAAGCACATCGGCAACAGCCTGATGTGGCTGGGGCTCGTGTTCATGGCCGGGGCCGCGTTCTTCGGGGAGGCCCGGGAATGGATGCCGTTCGTGCTGGCGGTGTCCGGGATGGCCGTCATGGGCTGGATGGCACGCCGCGAGTGGGACTTCCAGCACCAGTGGGACGCCTGCGCCGACATGTGGGCCGAGGAGCAGGCCGAGGCGATGTGGCTACGCGGCGAGCAGGACCGGTTCTGATGATCCGCTGCGTCAAGTGCGGCAAGCCGCTGACCGATGAGGACCGCGACCCGGTGCAGCCCTTCACGCTGCACCGGGTGTGCGCGGAGGCGAAACCGGCCCCGAAACCGGTCGAGCCCCCCGACTGGATGATCGGCAGGGACGACCCCGCCGACCGCCGATGAACCCCCGGAGGGCAGGGGGGCCCCTGTCGCAGGCCGGGGGACCGTTCCGGGGTGGAACCACCGGGCTGACAGGAACGGGCGGCTACGGCCCCGCCACGGCCCGGGATGGGGCATCGTGGACCAGCGGATAGTCGAGGAGGTGAGGCACCGGGCCATGTGGCGCTGCGAGTTCTGCGGCAGGGGGGAGGATCACACGATGGTGCTGCACCACCGCAGGCTCCGCTCCCAGGGGGGCCGGGACGCTGTGGACAACCTCGTGTGGATACACGACGCGTGCCACCGCTGGACCCACGACCACCCGGCCCGCGCCTACGACCTCGGGTGGATCGTCCGCTCGTGGGCCGACCCCGCGGAGGTCCCCGTCCGGGTCCTCCGCATCGCCACCTGACACACCACCACCGGAAGGAACCCGCCATGTACGACCTGCTCCTGACCCCTGCCGTCCGCGAACGGCTCCGTGACTGCCAGCACCACATCGACGGGATGCGGCTGGACCGGCACGGCTGGGGGGCCGACGACGAGATCCTGCGAACCCAGCGGTCGCTGCTCGACGCGGTGCTGTTCCTGACCACCGTCGCCCGGGAGGTGTGGACCGACGGGGCCGACCCGTCGCTGTCCTTCGGTGGGGTGACCGACGGGGGGATCGTGTTCGGGATGATCGCACGGACCCGCGACACCGCGTTCCGGCACGACGAGATCTCCTGGACGTTCCACTCGTAGGGGGGGGTGAGGGGCCCCCGCCCCGATAGGGTATAGTCATTCCCATGCACACCACCACCCCCGCCACCGCCCAGTCCCTCGCCACCCTCGCAGGCCTGCTCGCGCTGCCGCTCCGCAGCCGGATGGGCCGCGACTACCAGGCCGCGCTCGCCGCCTACCTGGACGGGCGCACCCTGACCGAGGACGAGGCGACCGACCAGATCGCGTTCTTCGCCTCCCACGTACTCCCCATCGACAACGACCAGGCCCTGATGGGCCGCTGACCCCGATAGGCTATAGTCCAACCATGACCACCACCACCCCGACCCAGGAGGTCCCCGCCATGCCCGACACCGAGGCCACGGTCCGCGAGTTCTGCGCCCAGTTCCCCACCCCCAACACCCGGGCCCTGCTCGGCCACTGCGAGGCGGGCCGGATCTCCTGGAGTGAGGCCGCGACCATCGCCCGGAACGCGCTCACCGCCGCCCTGAACCCGTGACACCGTAGGGTGCCAGGCCCCCCCGGTCCTGGCACCCGGCGAGCATCACGGCTCACCCAACCCGGAAGGAACACACCACCATGTCCACACTGATCAACGGAAACCTCTCCCAACTCCACCAGACGCTGACCGCCGACTTCGACCGCCGCCGCGACGTGATCGTCCCCGGCACCGCGATCCGGCTGGACGGCACCCGGCTGCTGATGGACGGCGAGCCCGTCCTGACCGACGACGGGGTGACCACCCCCACCATCGACCACGAGGTCCTGGACACCTTCGACGACACCGCCGCGGGACGCCTCGGCATCCCCCGCGGATACCTCCGCACCCTCCGCAACGTCCTCCCCGACGTGTACGCCGACAACCTCAACGGGTGGTTGCACCACGACCCCGCCCGCCGCTTCATGGTCCGCACATGGGCCGGGGACACCCCGCAGGCCCGGGCCCTGCTCTCCGACAAGTATCGCGTCATGGACAACCTCGACGTGCTGATGGCGGCCCTCAACGGGCTCGACAAGGCCGGGATGGCAGGGCAGGTGGAAGCCGAGGCAGACCTGACCGAACGCCGCATGGTCGTCCGGGTGCGGGCCCCCCAGATCGCGGCGCTGGCCCCCGACCTGCTCGCCGGGTACCGCTCCCCCTTCTCCGGTGAGTCCGGGACCTCCAACCCGACCGTGTTCGCCGGGATCGTGCTGTCGAACTCCGAGGTCGGAGCCGGGGCGTTCACCATCGTCCCCCGCCTCACCGTGGAGGTGTGCAGCAACGGCATGACGATCTCCAAGGACGCGATGCGGAACGTCCACCTCGGCGGGAAGATGGACGAGGGCACCGTCCGCTGGTCCTCCGAGACGCACCGCCGCAACCTGGACCTCGTGACCGCGCAGACCGCCGACGCGGTGGCGACGTTCCTGGACGTGGACTACATGCGGGCCGCGCTCGCGGAGATCACCGAGCAGGCCTCCCGCCCCGTCACCGACCCGGTGGGGACCATCGAGAAGGTCGCCAAGAAGTTGTCGTACACCGACACCCAGCAGGCCACGATCCTCGCCAAGTTCCTGACCGGGGGGCAGGCCACCTCCGGTGGTGTGGTCCAGGCGATCACCGCAGCCGCGCAGGAGCAGCACCCGGACGACCGCTACTGGATGGAATCGAAGGCGCTGGAGGCCCTGGCGCTCGTCTGACAGATGGGTGAGGGGGCGGGAGACTTCGTGCCGGGGTCACACCACCACGAGGACTCCCGGCCCTCCCGCCCCCCACTGGAACCTGCAAGGGCCCAATACCCGAAGGGATACGACATGACGATACCAAGAGACTGGCGGGAGGTGGCGATCCACCGCTGCCAGGTGTGCGACGGGCTGTGCGCCCGCCCCGAGAAGGAACATGTGTGCGTCGAGTGCCGGGTGGGGCATGTGGCCCTGCCGCAGGGCGGGTGGCGCGCCACATGGTTCCGGCCCCCCCACCCCGACCCCCGATAACCGTTAGGGTATAGTCCTTCCCATGAGCGAACACACCACCACCAACAACCCGACCGCCGAAGCCCTCGCCCGCGACCTCCTCCACTGGCACAACGTCGCCGTGAACGCCGAAACCGACAACGTGTGGTTCCGGGCCGTGGCCCGCCAGGAACGCATCGCGGACCGCATCACCCGGGTCCTCGGCACCCCCGACTGGTACTTCAACTCGGACACCGGCAGGCTGACCGTCCGCTGACCCGCGACACCGTAGGGTGCCCACCCCCGGGTGGGCCCCCGGCGAGCATCACGGCTCACACCACCACACCGAAAGGACACACCGATGAAACTCCTCACCGCAGCCGCAGCCGCGGCCCTGCTGACCCTGACCGGCTGCACCCTGGACGACCCCGGCAGCACCGGGATGGGCTCGGACCTGGAACAGGCCGCCGCCCAGTACGCATGGGACAACACCAGCGACCCCGACCGCCGCCTGCTGTGCTCAGCCGTCGCCACCTACCCTCGGGAGGCCTACGACCGGTTCCAAGACGGCTTCCAGGACCCCACCTACACCTACGCCGAGTTCGTGGCGTGGTGGACCTACAAGTGCGATGGGATCAACGCATGACCACCCACTACTTCACGTTCGGCTCCGACCACCTGCTCCCGGACGGCTCCCCCGCATGGGGGAAGGTCGTCCGGGTGGACGCCCCCCGCGACCACCGGGAACTCTTCATGGCATGGCTCGGCTCCAACAAGTTCTCCTCCGAATACACCGAGGCGGAGGCGCAGGCATCCCCGCACCTGGACCTCGGGCAGGTCGTCGCCACGATCACCGCGTCGGAGGACCCCACCCCCCGCTACGAGGCGTGGAACGACACCGGGGTCGGAATCCCCTGCCCCGCCTGCGGAGCCGAATGGCAGCAGGACGGCACCGCGCTGGACCTCCAGCACACCCCCGGGTGCGACTTCGTGGCGTGGCTGTCAGCGCAGGACACCCAGACCGTCCGGGTGACCATCGGGGGGGTCACCCGACTCCCCCAAAGCGGCTCCGGGAACCCCCGCTGGCGGCTCTACACGGACCGGGGGATCTTCACCACTGACCCTGACACGGCAGACGCCTACGTCGTGTCTGACGGCTGGCAGCACGTCCGCGCCACCCTGACCCTCGACAACGGACAGGTCATCGGCATCGACGTGGAGCGGACCTCATGCTGACCTTCACCACGATCGAACCCCTCGACCGGATACGGGAGATCAACGACATGATCGCCCGCCTGGAACAGGCCCGCGACCTCGCCGTGTGGAACGCCCGCGCCATGCGCCCGATGCGGTCCTTCCAGGAGATCGGGGAAGCGCTCGGGATCCCGGAACGGGAAGCACACAAGGCGTACCTACGCATCAGGGACAACCCCCCTCCCGGTGCCTACTAGCCGCCCCCGGGTGGGCATGTCCCACCCGGGGGTTACCCTCACCACACCACCCACCCGAAAGGACCACCCCATGCAATCCGACCCCGACCTGCTCGCCTGGACCTCCACCCGCCAGGCGCAACGCGACAACTCCCGCATCTCCCCCTCCGCGATCCACGGGGGATGCCTCCGGCAGCACGCCTACTGGCAGCACGGCCACACCCCCTCCGACAAGGACACCCACGCCGCGGACTTCGGCACCCTGCTCCACGCCGGATGGTCCGCGATGATCTCCGAACGGTACGACCCGCAGGTGAGACAGCCCGACGTGCCCGTGACCATCGGGGACATGCACGGCACCGCCGACGACGTGGACTGGACCCACCGCATCGTCACCGACCTCAAAACCGTGTCCGGGTTCTATTGGGACCGGCTGTACGCCCTCCAAACCATCCCGGAGGGCATGTTCCGCCAGGGGAACCTGTACGCCCACGGGCTCGCCGCGGAACACGGCGGAACCTGGACCTTCCGGGTGGTCCTCCTGAACCGGGAAACCGGCAGGTCGTTCCGCATGGAACGCCCCCACGACCCCGACCTGGCAGCCGCCGACCTCGCCCAGGCCCGACACGGCCAGGACCTGATCGACGCGTCCGAAACCCCCCTCGACCTGCCCAGGCCCGTCGATGCGGCCCCCGAACACGCCCCCTGCCACTGGTGCCCCTTCCGGGACGAATGCTGGACCGGGGACCCCGACCCCACCCCCCTCCCCGACACGGCAGCCGCGATCCAGTGGGCCAGCGACTACTCCCGCGCCGCCGCCGAGGAACGCGCCGCAGGTGAGAAGAAACGCGCCGCCCGCGACGCGCTCCGCACCGCCGAAGGGGAGTACGGCCCCTACCGGGTCCACTGGACCACCCCGAAACCCTCCGAGGTCCCCGACATGCCCGCCATCCGGGAGATCCTGGACGCCCACGGATACGACCTGCCCACCACCCTCCGCGAGGCCGCACCCCGCATCAGCGTCAGGACCACCTAATGAGTGACCGGTATGGGCATGAGGACTGGACCGACCCCAAGACTGGCAGCCGTTACCGGATCGTCGTCGCATGGAACACCAACGCGAAACGGGCCCATGTGTCCGTGGCCGCCGCCAGCGACAACGCCGATATCAGCCCCGCTGTGCTACGCCGAGTCCCCCTGCGGGACATCACTGAACGCATCGCGGACAAGGTATTCCGCACCACCTGACCACCACCGGTATAGGCACCCCACCCCACCAGGGTGCCTATACTGGCCCCCGTGACCCTCCACACCCAAACCCGACCCACCACCGACCTCACCCCCCACCCCCACAACCCACGCAACGGGGACACAGACGCCATCCGAGACTCCCTCCGAGCCCACGGACAGTACCGCGCCATCGTCACGACCCGCGACGGAACGATCCTCGCCGGGAACCACACCTACGCCGCCGCGGTCGAACTCGGATGGGACCAGATCGAGTGTCATGTGCTGGACCTGGACCCGTACGGCCCGGAGGCCCACCGCATCATGCTCGCGGACAACCGCACCTCCGACCTCGGCACCTACGACGAGGGGCTCCTGCTGGACCTCCTCAAAGACATGTCCCCGGAGGACCTGGACGGCACCGGGTACACCCCGAAGGACGTGGACGACCTGCGGGGGCTGACCGACGAGGACGACGACACCGACTGGTACACCAAGATCGCGAACCTCCCCCAGTACCAGCCGACCCTGGAACACCCACCCCCGGTCGGGGCCCTCGTGGACCTGAGCAAGGCGGAAGCCCTCGCCCAGGAGGTCCGCGACGCGATGCTCCCGGACGACACCCTGACCGCCTACCTGATCTACGCCGCGTACCGGCACGCCCGCTTCGACTACCGGGCCGCCGCCGAGTTCTACGCCCACGCACCCGCGGAGGTGCAACACCTGATGGAACGCTCCGCCCTGGTGATCGTGGACCCGATGAACGCGATCAGGGACGGGTTCCTCCGCCTCGACTCGTCCCTCGACGAGATCCTGGAGGCCGACGAAGATGGCGCGTGACCACTCCCGGCTGGGCGTGTTCATCCTGACCCACGGCAGACCCGACAACCAGCGCACCCTGCGGGCCCTGGACAGGGCAGGGTGGGACGGGCCCGTCCACCTGCTGATAGACGACGAGGACCCCACCGCCGACGCGTACCGGGCCCTGTACGGCGACCAGGTGATCGTGTTCGACAAGGCCGCGGAAGCCGCGACCTTCGACACGATGGACCTGTCGGACGACCGGGGCTCCATCGTGTACGCGAGGAACGCCGCGCAACGCATCGCCCGGGACCTCGGCTACGACTACCTCCTGCAACTGGACGACGACTACTCCACGTTCGGGCACCGCCTGCTGGAACGCCGCCAGGGACGCATGGCCCTCGTGGAGGTCCAGTACCGCCGCATCCGGGACGTGTTCACGACGTTCCTTCAGTTCCTGGACGACACCGGGGCGACGGTGGTCGCGTTCTCCCAGGGTGGGGACCACATGGGCGGGGCCCCCTACTTCGTGAAGTACCCCTACCGCCGCAAGGCGATGAACAGCCTCTTCATCGCCACCGACAACCCGGTGCTGTTCCAGGGCCGCCTCAACGAGGACGTGACCGCGTATGTCCTCGGCGGGTCCCGCGGCGACCTGTTCCTCCAGATCTCCCGCGCGTTCCTGACCCAGGAGGGAACCCAGCAGGCGAAGGGCGGAATGACCGACACCTACCTGGCAGGGGGCACCTACGTGAAGTCGTTCTACACGGTGATGGCAGCCCCCTCCTGCGTGAAGGTCGCCCCGATGGGGACCTCCCACCGCCGCTTCCACCACCTGATCGACTGGAACCGGGCCGTCCCGAAGATCCTCTCCCCGGACCACCGCCGTGGCTAACGACGGGTTCCCCCCGACCCGACCCGACGGCACCAACCACGGCGTGTCCCGGAACACCCCGACCGCGCCCGACAGGGTGAGACAGACCATCGAAACCCAGTGGAGGGCCGCCCAGTTACGCGCAGCGGGGGCCACCTTCCGGGAGATCGGGGAAACCCTCGGGATCGACCCGTCGTGGGCCCGCACCCTGGTCCTGCGCGCACTGGAGGCAGCCCAGTACGAGGCCGCCGACATGATGAGGGTGCAGGAGGGGCTACGCCTGGACCGGCTGCAACGCGCGTTCTGGCCGCAGGCCGTCGCAGGGGACGACCGCGCCGCCAAGATCATCCTCCGCACCATGGACCGACGCGCCAGACTGTTCGGGCTCGACGCGCCCGTGAAGGTGCAGGCCGAGATGGTCTACGACGGGGCCGAACTGGAACGGGAGGTGGCCGAACTTGAGCGGCAACTCGAATCGCTGGAAGATCGCCCGCCTGATCTGGACCCGCAGACAGGCGAGGCCGACCCAGATCGACCCGCAGGGGGAGTGGCTGACATGGCTGATCCTGACCGGGCGGGGATGGGGCAAGACCAGGACGGGGGCGGAGTGGCTGACCTGGCGGGCGCTGGTGGAACCGGGGACCCGCTGGGCGGTGATAGCCCCCACATGGGGTGACCTCCGCAACGTGTGCCTGGAGGGCGAGTCGGGGATGATCGGGGTACTCCGCCGCTACTGGGGGGACGACTACGACTACAACCGCAGCCGCGGCCACATCATGCTGTCGAACGGCTCCCAGATCACCGGGTACTCCGCGGACCGCCCCGACCGGCTCCGCGGCCCCCAGCACCACGGCGCGTGGGCCGACGAGGTGGCCGCCTGGAGGTACGCCGACGCGTGGGACCAGATGAAACTCGGGCTACGCCTCGGCACCCGACCGAGGGCCCTCGCCACCACCACCCCCCGACCCATCGGCCTGGTCCGCCGCATGATGGACTCCCCCACCACCCATGTGACCCGCGGCTCGACGTTCGACAACGCCGCGAACCTCGCCCCCTCCGCGCTCGCCGACCTGGAGGAGATGTACGGGGGGACCCGGCTCGGACGGCAGGAACTCCTCGGGGAACTCATCGACGACATCGACGGGGCGCTGTGGACACATGCCGTGTTCGACCAGCACCGGGTCACCGAGATCCCGGAACGCATCGTCCGCACCCTGGTCGGGGTCGATCCTGCCGTGACCTCCACCGCCGCCGCCGACGAAACCGGGATCGTGGTCGCCTCGCTGGGGGAGTCGGGGACCGTGTACGTGGAGGGGGACTACTCGCTGCGGGCCGAACCCGCACGGTGGGCCGAGGAGGTGCAACGGGCGGTGAGACGGCACGACGCGTCCGCGGTGGTGGCCGAGGTGAACCAGGGAGGGGACCTCGTACGCACCGTGCTGACGGCTGCCGGGGTGCAGGTCCCGGTGCGTGCCGCGTACGCCTCCAAGTCGAAGGCGGCCCGCGCCGAGCCCGTCGCGGTGATGTACGCGAGGGGGAACGTGCGGCATGTGGGCCGTCTGGGGGCCCTGGAGGACCAGTGCGCCGGGTGGGTGCCCGGGGTGTCCCGCTCCCCGGACAGGTTGGATGCGCTGGTGTGGGTCGTGTCCGCGCTGACGAGGGCCGGGGGCCGCCCGGTGCGGCAGATCGCCTCGTAGCAGGGGGGTGGGTGAGACGGAACCCCCGGCAGGCTATAGTCATTCCTGACACCACCACAACCCCGGAAGGACACCACCATGACCGTCGCAGACCTGATCGCAGACCTCCAGGACCTCCCCCAGGACGCCCCCGTCCACATCGCCATCCAGCCCACCTACCCCCTCGCCTGCGAGATCGCCGCCGTCACCCTGCTGGAGGACGGAGAGGACGACGAGTACGGCGTGTGGCTCGCCGCGGGTGAGGCCACCGGCTACACCACCTCCGACTGCTGGCAGTAACCCCACAACCCCCGAAAGGACACACCACCATGGCCCGCTCCGAACACGTCACCGTCCAGGTGACCCACACGCTGCGCGTGGACCGCGCCGCGTACCTCGCCGCGTTCGGCATCGACGGCAACGCGGAGATCCGCGCCGACGTGCGCCTGACCGTGCTCGACCGCCTGACCACCGCCCCCGAAGCCATGCAAGGACTGTGGACGGTGACCTCGTGAACGGCCAGGAGGCAGCCGCCGCCGCTGTCGCCGTCAGCGTCGTACTGGTCGCGGGCGTCGCCTTGTGGGACAGGCTGACCCCGCCGCGCGAGGCCAGGGGCCCACGCAGATACCGCGACGCCCTGATCACCTGGACGATCATCCTCGGGGTGGTCGCAGGGACCTTCGGGGTGTGCGCCCTGTCGGTGCTGCACCCCTCCGCGCTCGTCCTGCTGCCGGTGGCCGCCACTTCTGGCACCTGGGGCGCGGTGAACGCCCGCCGTGACTGGAACGCGCAGGCCCACGCCCGCGCCGTGGCCGCGAGACGCCACCGGATCGCCATGCTGGAGGACGACCTCGGCCTGCCCCGCAGCGACTGGGACTGCTGACCCCGGGGGGCCCCCCTGCTGACCCCCCTACCCGGAAGGGGTATAGTCATTCCCATGAACACCACCACTACCCGAAAGGCGACCCTCATGTCCACCATCTCCACCGGCACCCCCGCCACCCCCGCGACCGACGCCCAACTCCAGGTCCTCCGCAACCTCACCGCGGACTTCCCCGCCGCCGACTACACCCTGCGGGTCGCCTGCGAGGTCGTCCGCAACCTGCTCGCCACCCCCGAGGTGTTCACCCAGGACCGCGCCCAGTCCGCCATCGACTACCTGCTGGACCAGTACCGCCAGTACGGTGAGCGGGTCGCAGCCGGAACCACCACCGACGAGGACGTGTGGGCCGCGGCCCGCAGCCACGCCGCCCGCCAGCAGGACCTCGCCTACAAGACCGAGTACGCCGCCCGGGAGCAGGAGCAGGAGCAGGCCGCGTACCGCGCCGAGTACGAGAACGACCGGGCCGACGAGCGTGAGGCCTCCCGCCCCGCGAACCCCGCGACCCCGAAGCAGATCGCGTTCATCACCCGGCTGCTGAACGAGAAGAACGTGCCCGCCGCGACCGCCGAGATCATCCAGCACCGCATCGACACCGAGGCCTACTCCCGCAAGGACGCCTCCGGTGCCATCGACCTGCTGATCGGCCTGTCCTCCAAGCCGAACACCGACGCGGTGACCGAGCCCGGAATGTACCGGACCCCCGCGGGCACGTTCTACAAGGTGCAGGCCTCCAAGTCCGGGAACCTGTACGCCAAGGCCGCGACCGTCACCGCCCACGACGACGGCACCGCGACCGTCACCTTCGACTACGCCCCCGGAGCGATCCGCGACCTGACCGCCCAGATGCGCCTGACCCTGGAGGACGCCGCCCAGTTCGGGATGCAGTACGGGACCTGCATCGTGTGTGGCCGCACCCTGACACACCCGACCTCGGTGGCCGCTGGGATCGGCCCGGTCTGCTCCGGTAGGGTGTGACCACCCCCTAGTGCGGCACGCCCCCACCTCCCCTCGCGCGGAGGTGGGGGCGTACCCATGCCCGGGCCGCTACCCTGACGTGCATGGACGTGGCTACCCTCACCAAGGCCCTGACCGACCCCCGCCTACCGGCCCGCTGGCGGTACTACACCGGGGACCACCCCCAGGTGTACCTGACCGCGAAGATCCGCACCGTGTTCCGGGCCCTCGCAGACTCCCTCCCCCAGAACTACTGCGGGCTCGCCGTCAACGCCCGCCTGCAACGCCTCCGGGTGCTCGGGTTCACCGGCCCCGACGCCGACGCCGCCTCCCAGGTGTGGGACCTGTCCCGCCTCCCACAACGGCAGGACGTGGCGTGGCGGTGGGGACTCGTCCACGGCGCTGTAACCATGGCCCTGGACCTGGACCGCGACGGACAGACGATCCTCGCCCCCGTCCCGGCCACCCTGATGCACGTCGAACCGGATCCCGCCGACCCCTTCCAGGCAGCGTGGGCCGGGAAGCAGTGGAGGGACCAGGGCCGCTGGCACATGCGACTGTGGGACCGCGACACGGTGCAGGACTTCCACGGCCCGGAGGGTGAGGACACCCGCCCCGCCCCCGACCACTGGACCCCCGTCGATGAACCCACCCCGCACGGGTGGGGTGGAGTGCCCGCCGTGTCCCTGGAACCCTACGGCTACCGGGTGCCGTCCCTGATCGACACGTTGCAGCCGACGCAGGACCGGATCAACAAACTCGTCGCCAACAAGTTCGTGGCCGCGGAGTTCGGCGCGTTCCGGCAGCGGGTGTTCTTCACCACCCAGGAGGTTGACGACGGGGCCCTGGAGCAGGCCCCCGACCGGGCGATCATCCTGGACCCCGGCATCGACACACCGGCCCGGGTGCAGGAGATGACACCCACCGACCTGACGAACTACGACAAGGCCATCGACGCGGAGGTCAACGCCCTGTTCACCATCGCCCCGCTGCCCCGCCACCTGCGGGTGAACCCGGGCGCGTCCCCCTCTGGGGAGGCGATCAAGGCCGACGAGGGGCCCTTCGTGGAGACCGTGGAGGACAACCAGCGGGAGTTCGGGGAGGGGCTGGCAACCGCGCTGCGCCTGCTCGGACTGGACGCCGACCCGGTGTGGAAGTCCCCGGTCGTGAACGACGACCAGGCGAACGCGACCGTGGTCCGCACCCTGGCGGAGGCCGGTGTGCCCTGGCAGCCGCTGATGGAACGCTACCTCGGGTGGACCGCTGAGGAGGTGGCCGACCTGTCTGACCAGGCGTTCGCCGCGTCCGTGACCGCAGCGCTGGGCGTGTGACCGCGACCGACTGGATGAGGTGGGCCCGCCTGCTCCGCGGTGAGGCCCGCAGGTGGGCACGCCGCATCGCGGACGGGGACCGCCCCCTCACCGTGGGTGAGCAGACCAAGTTGCGGTCGTTCCTCACGAACATGCGGGACATCGACAAGGCCCTGATCGGTGGCCGGATCCTGGACACCTCCCGGGAACCCCTGGACGCGATGCTCGCGGAGACACTGGCCCTCAGCCACACCGAGGCCGCTGCCGAGACCGCACGGATCGCGCACCTGCTGGGGTTCACCCCTGTGTCCCGCGGCGGTGAGGCCGCGCTGATCCGCGCCCAGGGGAAGATCACCGCCGACTGGGAGGACCTGACCCCCGCGGTACGCCGACGCACGCAGGACCTCCTCGCCGCCGCTAAGTTCGGGGGCAAGGGACCCGCCGAGTTGGCCCGCGAGTTGCAGCAGATCACCGAGAAGGTGGTCGTGTTCTCCCGGTTCCGGGCCCTGAACATCGCCCGTACCGAACTCGCGGACGTGGCCGCGTTCGGGGCCCTGGAGATGTTCGCCGACTACGGGGTGAACCAGTGGCGGTGGCACACCAACATGGACGAGCGGACGTGCGAGGTGTGCGTGGCGCTGCACGGGCGGAGGTTCCCTGCCTACGAGCACCCGCACCGGCATCACATGTGCCGCTGCCAGATGATCCCGGTCGGGCCGCGGGATGCACAGGTGCCGGATGGGGGCTACGGGTCGGAGGCGCTGGAGGAGGGGGACCCGTCCCGGCTGTACCTGCGGGACAACCCGGGGTGGCGGAAGTCGTGGGCGATGCGGAAACCGGACCCCCTGCCCTGACCCCCCGCACCGTTAGGGTATAGTCCTTCCCATGAACACCACCACTACCCGCGTCACCGCCCTCCTGTCCGAGCCCGTCACCTACCGCTACACCTGCACCGAGGACGGGAAGGAATACCGCAACACCCTCCCCGCAGGGGCCCCCGTCAGGGTCCCCGGCTACGTCCAGGACGGGACCACGTTCGTGGACGGGATCGCCCGTCCCACCCTCCACGGCGGCGGGGTCCACGTCACCGATGTGTTCGACCCGTGCGGTGGGCACTTCGTCCCCCAGGGCGCGGTCGTTGACGCGTACGTGGCCCACTGATGATCCGCTGCCACTCCTGCGGGGCCCTCCACCCCGCCGAGATCTCCCACGAGTCCCCCTCCCAGGGCACGATCTACGCGGTCGTGTGCCCGGAGGACTGGCTGACCGACTACTACACCCGTGAGGCCCTGGAGGGCCCCCACCCCCGATAGGCTATAGTCCAACCATGACCACCACCACACCCCCGAAAGGACACACCATGCCCAGCCCCACCGTCGCCCCCGCCATCTCCGACCTGATCGCCCACGAACTAGCCGGGGCCGTCTCCACCGGAACCCCCTACACCGCGAAGGCCGTCCGCACCATCATCGACCCCGGTATGCAGTCCTGGTGGATCTCCGTACCCGGCGGCGTCGAGTACACGATCCGCGCCCACTACGACCTCGGCGGGATCATCTGGCAGGGTGAGGCCGACCACGAGGACGGCGACTACGTGACCGTCACGAAGCGGCACATCGGCCCTGTCCTCGCCGCGATCACCGAGTGGGCGCAGGCCCACGCCGAGGTGATGGCATGACCGCCTACACCGCGTACTGCTCGTTCCCGGACTCCCCCCCAGGGCAGTACGACGAGGAGATCGACGTCGAGGCCCGCAACCCGACCGAGGCCCGCCGCAAGGCCCAGGAGATCCTGGCAGCCGACTACCAGCCCGGGCTGACCGTCCGACGCATCGGCTACTCCCCCTTCATCACCATCTCGTCGTTCTGACCGGCCCGCTGACGCCCCCGACC